ATGCCAACACTTATCAAAATTGAATTGTATGGAGAGTATGTAAAAGCAAGGAATGAGGTTTCAAAGGAACGGCTGCTGGAGTTGATTGATTCTGAAGAGGATGACATTCAATTCCCTGAGCTGACGCCAAAGCATCCGTTGTTTAGGAAGTTTACGCCAGGAGAAATATTTTCTTTGAAGACTTGTTTAGAAAAGATATGGTGACTGTGCATTGTGGTTTCGATTATCCTTTACTGCCACAGTAAAAAGATGCCCCTCCAGTTAAGAGGGGTTATTTCTATTTAATATTTGATCATAAAAATACTTCTTTATTTTCTCCATGAAAATTTGTAATATAATAGAAAAGGAGAGGGTAATATGTATTATGTGGATGAATCGGGAAGTATTCCCTCATTTAAACCATCCCACCCGAAGAACAGGCATTTTTTAATAGCTTTTATACACACTGACAATCAAAAGGCTTTAGAGAAAGTACATAGAAGGTCATTAAAGAATGTTAAGAAGTATTTTCCGCATTTATTTGACCACAATAATGAGCTAAAAGCATCTCTAGCGCCTCCATTCATCAAAGAGTACTTAATAAGCCGCATAATAAATAAAACAGATACAAAATTCGGTTATATGCTGGTGGACAATTTTAAGATCAAGGAACAATTCCGTAAATATAAAAGTAGATCATTTAATTACCTGCTTAAATTGGTAATGACTTCACATAATTATGGAGCCTGCTGCACTGATAGTCTTATTTTAAATATAGATAATAGAAATTCTAAAATCACTAATCTGGACTCCTTAGAAGATCATCTTTACGAAGAGTTAGTACTAAAGCATGAACTTACAGATGAAGTAACAGTAAATTATCTTGAATCACATAACGAAATAAATGTACAAGTTGCCGATTTAATTGCAAATACTGTATTCCAGTACTATAAATACAGAAATTATCGTTTTAGATATGAGCTAATTGATCCCAGTAATTGTACAAGGTGCCCTGATTCATATATCCACTTGTATCAATTGATTAAGGAAAATTTCTTTTTTGTACAAGAATTTCCTGGTGGCAGATCTAAGAATCCAATTGCAATTTAATAATTGACTTTAACTTAGGGTATATTGTATCATGAGGTTACAATCTTCTAATAAGACCCTTTTAACCGCGAAAAGTATAACGTAAGCTGCCTGTGTGGTAGCCGGAATCGGGCAAGGGATTGTGACCTTATACATACAACCCCTCTCTTATGTAATCGTAAGAAAGGGGTTTTTATTTTTTAAGCATACTTCAAAAAATTCTCAAACGTATTCGGACCAATAGCTCCCATTGCTTCCATAATGATTAGAAGCGTCAATGATTTGCGCCAAAAAAATAATGCCAGCCCCGCTGCATACAGGACGGCATTAGCTAGAAACAGATAACCCCAGTATTCAATTGGCAGCAGACGCTCCATTAAGGCGTAAGTGCCATTTGGTGCAAGTTCATCGATTGTAGTGAAGCCTATCCCGATGATGATGGAACGAAAGGTCATGCTGGCTGCTAGTGTAATGACAACAGTGTACAGAATGATACGATCTACCTTGAACCACTTCATCAATATCCTCTCCATTCTTTGCCCCCTTTTTTAATCACTCTTTAAATCATCTATTGATTCTTCAACAATTAAAATGGCACTTCGCAATTTTATATCTCTTATCAGAAATGAAACATAATTTGCAAACCAGAAAACCCCTATGGATGTGAATAATAAAGCAGATAAATTGAATGTAAAATCATATACAGATGCATTTAGTTCGTCAAGTATATAAGATTGCTCATCAGGTATTTTCAAGTCTTTATCTAATACCGCTAATCTTTTTTCGACTACTTTTGACGCTAACGGCAGGACAGCTGCAATCATAGCTAATAAAATTGTTATTGGTTGGAATAAAAAACCTTTTGTTTCTTTCTTATGATCAAGTGATGATAATAGTCTCCGCCTTATCATTTTAATTTCGGCTTGTGTGTATTCCCACTTGAGATCATTTACAATTTTAATTTGTTCACAAATCGTCTTTTTATGAAGCTTTCCATATTTTTTGTACAAGGATAAAACTATATTTTTAGAATTAACCACGCTATCATTATTACCACTCATACTTACCACCTCATATTAATTATCGGTAATAAGTAGTTATTTTTTAATAATTAGTAATCAATTGTCCTCTTGTTTTACTTACCGCCCCCTTTAGTTAACCTGAATCCTTTCTATAAAAGCTGCGTTAATAAAAAACCACCAGTTATCCCTTTCAGGCTGGTGGTAGCCAGGAGCTGGACCTCCTGGCGTTTTAGTTTAAATTGAAATTGTGACTAAATAACCGCTCATATAAAGCAGGATTGATTTCTTTTGCGGTCTTATAAAATATCTTTTCCATTTTTTCAGGACTGGTTTCATCACCTGAATTAATTTCTTCTTTAGTACGTTTCCATTCGGATTTTAAAATACACTGCTGTATATAGACAATAACACTTATATAATCCCTGAACTGCTTTAAATTAGGGTCCGCACTCAGTTCTACGTCAATAATATAGTTTCGCAAGTCGTTCATGTGTTCAAACAATCTCTCAAACCAATACTCTCTAGGGTTAGACAAAAGGTACACTTCATCTATTAATCTATCCAAGTCATGCGTTCGCTTTATAAATTCCTCCATTTTCATACCTTGTTCAGTTCGAAGTGCAATAGAAAGGAATTCGAATGTATTTTTAGATAAAGAGTTAAAATCAATAAAAGTATTCCTAATCTTATTTACCCATTCTATTCTTTGAATAATTATCGTATCTGTATACCTGCGTTCTTCCAAATTCTTTATAGTCTCATTGTTTATAACTTTAGTCGATTTTAAATTCTGTTCTGCAATTTTTTCACTTGATTCTACATTCTGTTTAGCTATCTTCTCTGAAGATAATTTAGCTATTTTTGCCAATTCTTTTGTTTGTTTTAATTGTTTTCTCGAATAAGTAGCTGATATAAGAGCAACAATTAAAGCTGATAGCATAGCGATAAGAGCAGCTGTAACATGCGGATTGTTTAAAGTAATTGCTGATAATAACACAAAAATTCCTCCCTTTCCGTCTTAATTCGACAGATTGGTGGGATATTCCTTGTAAGCCTAAGCTAAAAAAACGCGAAGTATGTTGTAACTAGAGAGGAGCTTTAAAGAACTGTATAGTGAAGTTTTTGGCAAACTCAGAGGATATTAGATGAATTAATGAAGGAAGAAGATTGTAAAAACATTTCAGAAGTGAAGTATTAAGTGAACATTAGAAGGAACATTCCATCAGACTTAAGTGAACAAATATGTAAAAGGGAGTTAACACCATGGTGAAGTACAATTCCCACCTTATATTTAGCCTAAAATATATAAAAAAAGCCTACATTCACAGAAAATGTAGGCTTTAATTCATTTGCGCATGAATCCTTGTCTCAGTCTTGTTTCTCTCGCATTTCTATCGTTGACCATCCACGTAATACCCTCTCTATCTACATTACCTTGAACGATAATCGTAGGCTCCGGAAGCTCCATATCATCGATTTGAGTACCGAAATCGTGTTGCACTTTACCGAAGTCTCCTCTCGTTAGCGAGGTGTCAAGACTTGCATGGAACTGACTATTAGTAGCTAAATCCGGTTTGAATGCACCTGTCATAGCTGACGCCATATTAGATACAGCATTCACCGCGGTAGATGCATTTTTGTTAATACCAACAGCTGCTCCTACAGGTATCCACTTAGATGCTGCCTTAAATACCTTTGATGGTGAAGCAATGCCTGTGACACTTTTAAACTTCTCTACTAAGGAGGTACCGAATCCGGAAACTGCTTCAAGTCCCGCATCGATCTTACCTTTAATTCCGTCGATAACACCATTAATGAGATCTTCACCTGCACTAATCATATCGGTTACACCATCCCGGACTTTCCCTGGCATGTCCCCGACAAACTCAGCAACTTTATCAACTGCTTCTTGCATCTTCTCTCGAACCTTGTCTACTACTTCACCGAACTTTTCTCGTACTGTAGAAACCAAATTTTGCAGCTTAGTTGTAGCAGTGCTCTTCGCTTCTTCCCACTTGTTCTGAACCCACTGCTTAACCTGATCCATCTTCTCTTTAACCTTAGAGACAATATTCTGGAAGAACTCGACTACCTTTTCCTTCATTTGTTGGACAAGCAAAGCAGACTTTACTTTAATCTCTAGCCACTTAGCCAAAAGATTCGCTTTCAGTTGCTCTATTTTAGTCTGGACTGAGGATTTAATATTCTCCCAGACCTCGGAAATCTTATCTTTGATCCAGGTCCATACATTTGAGGTAACAGTTTTGATTAATTCCCATCCGGTAGAGATTAGGCCTTTTACAAAATCTATTCCAATCTGGACAATGCTCTTTATCCAGTCCCAAACAATCTGCAGAATGTTCTTTATCTCTTCCCAGACGCCGGACCAGTCACCTTGAATAGCAAGCATTACTACTTTGATTATGCTCCAGACAAGATTAATAACTGTGCTAATAGTCGTTTTAATCACGTTCCATACGGTTGTGATAACGTTCTTGATGACATCCCAAGCAGCAGAGAAAAACGGTACTAAAATGCCTATTACAGTCTGGATAACTGTCCATGCAGTTTGTAAGTTAGAAATGATATTAGTTGAGATAAAATCCCAAACCTTTTGAGCTGTAGACTTAATAAGCTCCTGATTTTCAGTCCACCAGGTAGAAACTGCAGTCCATATAGTAACAATAAAGTTGTATACGTTTGTCAGTACGCTGACTATGTTAGTTATAACAGCGTCCCAAACTTTCTTTGCGGCTGACTTGATCGTCTCTTGGTTCTCTTCCCACCAACTCTTGATAGATCCCCATGTATTCACGATAAACGCTGCTACAGCTGTGGTGACACTACTTATAACGTTCTTAACACCTGCCCATACCTCTTTGACCTTGTTCCGGAAAGTCTCATTTTCTTTCCAGAGTTTCACAAAGATAGGGATGAGTATAGATAGAATACTAATAACAAGACCTACCGGACCTGTTAGCAAAGCAAATCCCCTAGCTAACCAAGGAAGTGCTTTGGTGCCTAAAGAAAGTATCTTAGGAAGTAGCTTTGTTATAAATCCACCAATTTTACTGAATGCACTTCCGGCCAGTGAGAATGCTCCTGTTACAACATTAAGAAGGATTCTTCCAAAACCTGAAAAAGCAGTTCGAATAGCAGCAATAACCGGAACTAATGCAACAAGGGCACCAACTATGACAGTGGAAGCCGCGATAATCTTTCCTATAACAGGATGTGTTTCCATCATGCTGTTTGTCCAAGAAATAAAGCTATTTACCATGTCCAATAACTTAGATCCCAAAGGAGCCATAGCAACGCCGAGATTTACAATAAATTTAACGATATTACCAATCAATGACGCTACCTTGGGCCCTGATTCAACAATGTAGCCAAGGAATTTCTGGAAGCCTACATTGCTTCCTATTTCCGATGACCACTTTTTAAATGAGGACATCATGCCCTGAAGCTTGTCCAGCATTCCAGATGCTGTTCCACTGAACCCTGAGAAGGTATTTATAATTCCGGTTATAGCATCTCCAACGATCGATTTGATTTTCGGCATATTTTCTCTTATATAGTTAACAAAAGCTTGAAACTTTGCGCTTTGGCTCAAGCCAGCTGCCCAAGAAGCAAAGCCTTCAGACATACGTAAAAAGCCCTTGGCCGTATCTTCTGCTAACGGTCCAAAGGCTGTCATCATACTAAGAAAACCTTTTATGAAATTACCAACTGACTTACCAATGGTTTCAAGCATAGGACCAGCTGATTTATTTAAGTAATCAAAGAACTCCCTCATCGCCTTGGAATCAATTGACTTAGCTAATGAGTCCATAAGGTTGTTAACTGCACCAGCTGCGGACTTAACCATAGGAGTTAACGTTCCGATCAGTTTCTTAGTGATGTCCATAGCTTTGGTAAAGGCTTCAAGAACAGGTTGTTCTATGGCTTTAGCCAAGTCCATGTAATTACTTTTCATGGATTGAAAAGCACCAGCAGCTTTGTACTGCGCTGCATTCATATCTTCTATATCTCCAAAGACAGCCTGAATAGTTGGTGCTGCGAATAAACCAAATGCTAATGCTGCAGTCCCAGCTGCACCAAAAGCAGATGCAAGAGAAAATGCTGAACCAGCTACCGTTCCCGCAACAACACCTAGGTTACCTATCAACCCGATAAGCGAAGCAATAATAGGGACCAATGTAGAAGAGAGCATAATCCCTAGACCTCTAAAGGTGTTACCAGCAACAGTTCCGAACGCATTAATCGAATTAGCAATCCTACCCATTACATTTTGAAAATTATCTATCCTTGCTTCAATACGGACGATAACACTCTTTCGTTCAAGGTCTCGAGCCTTTGCTGATACTTGTGCAGCTTTACGATGGAATTCTGCTGTGTCAGCACCAATTTGCTTGTCTGTGCCCATAGCTGTTCTCTTAACTGCTGCGTCTACTTGTTTCATCTTTGCTTGGAACTCTTTAATTCGCGCCCCAATACGCGCCATAAATGATTCATGCATACCTTAACCCCCTTTCTGTCTTGCAAAGTAACCCTTAAGTGCTTTAGAGGCTTTCCTGTAAGCTTTAGCAAACCCAGAATCATGACTTTGCTTCCAGTGCTTGTCTCCTCTATCAAGACGTCTACGAGCTTTCTCCGCATCAAACATTTTCTTCTCTTTGGCTCGCTTAGAATTATTTGCGTAACGATTAAACATCGCACTTCTAGCGAGCATTTCATACTCATCTATTACACGGTGCTGAGCACCCTTGATTTTTAAGCGAAACTCATTTGGCGTCCAAGAAAATATAAGATCATTGTCATAGACCTGTAGGTAATGCGCTGCGTCCTCTATGACTTGATCCATGTCTATGCCGTCATCTCTTCTCGGCTTTCTTTCAGTCTGGTCACGTAAGTTTGAATCTGCTTCTTCTCTTCCGCGTCCTTCGCGAATTCCGGAGCTCTGTCTAGATCTTTCCAGTATTTCTTCGCTTGTGTCTTGAAAAAACCCGATTCATCCATAGCTTTAAAACAGTCCTTAAAGAGATCTTCTGACTCTCCTGCTTCGTCCATCATCTTCAACAGTGCCTCTTCAATTTCAGGAAGTTTTGGACGATCTTTCAAATGCGCTACAGCACAGTCCCAGAAACCAATTAGACCTTCATGATCATAGTTGAGAAGTTTCTCATAGATATTGTTAATACCTGAAGTCTTGTTACCTTCTTTGTCTTCGCCGTAATACTTCTCTTTCGCTAGTTTGTTGAATTGGAATGTTACTCTCGCTTCGTAATCTTTTTCGTTAACATTTAGAATTGGCATATGTTTAGCCCTCCTGTTTATTTAAGTAAATGAAAAAGCCAACCCGAAGGCTGGCTAATGAATTATGCACCTGTTGTTGCTTCTTCTACTCCAGTTTCACCTGGAGTTTCGAATCCGTATTGCGCAAAGTTGATTACTTCTTCTGGCAGTGGAGCAAGTTCGCCTTTTTGAGACTTACCGATTACTTGCAGTGTAGAATTGAATTCTTCTAATCCATCCCCTGCACTGGACTTCTCCGTATTCTCTACTAGGCAATACGCAAAGATAGCATTGTGCTTACCGTTTTCATTCAGCTCAACATCGACTTCCCAAATCTTGATCTGCTGTTCCTTGTCTAGTGCATCGGCAACTGCACTTTGACCTTCATCCTTATCATAAAATGCTGTAATCTCGAACGATTCAGAAGTGTTACCGTACCCAAGTACACGACCAAATTTGGTTTGCTCGTCCAATAATTCATTTTCTTTAGAGTGAGTGTGTTCAGTTAGATGCCCGAGCACTTCCCCTCCATCACCTAATGCTGCTTCGATAGACTGAACAATAATAATCGATTTCTTACCTGATCTAGGCATTCAATTACCTCCTAATTATTAATAAAAAAGATGACACGTAGCACACCATGTCTGGTTTTGCCATCTATGTCATCGAACACTTGTAGTTGGTCTACTCTCTGATCAAATAAATTAAATCCCTCGACGCGTAATGGCCTACTAGTAGCAGCTAAACACGCATTCAAGATCTCATATGCTTCTTTCTTACCTGGATACTTAGACCATGCATGCATTACCACAGCAACTTGTTCACCAAAGGTAGTTTTGGTTACTTGTGGCGTCACTGTAGGCTCGCCTATACGAATATAAGGAAACGCTGTACCTTCAGGAATATAATCAAAAACGCCTGTCACAAGATCCCTAACAGCTGAATCAGATGACAGACGTTGAAACAACGCTGTTTGTAATGCTAATAAACTTGTACGAACTGCCATCTAATCACCTCAGCTTCTTCATTTCTCTAACAAAGTAATCCCGACCCTGATCGACAGATGGATGCCAGAACGGCATGGCATGCATTCCTCGAGTAAAGACCCATCTGTTTAACTTATCGGACCAGTATACCCATGGATCCTTGCGTCCTTTTCCTGAAACAGAATAGATGCCGGTACCGTACTCAATGTACAAAGAGTACTCAGCACCGACTGTAACTGTGCAAGTTAATCCGTCCATAGAACTGTAGAAAGAAATGGATCTCTTGAGGTTTCCTCCATCTATTTCTGCTACTGGAGCAAGTTCTGTAGCTTGGTTATAGATAATTAAACCTGTGTTCTGGACAATCTCTCGCACTTGATCAAGTACTCTATCACCAAACCGAAGCAACGCCCATTTCAAACGAATGTTTCCGAACTGAACTTTGCTTCTCTTAGCCATCTGAAGTCGCTCCCTTGCTACATTCAATAAGCATCACTTCATGCTGGCCACCTTGGTCCATGGGTTCAGATACGATTGAAAGCACCTTACCTTCATACATAACACGCATAGACGGCTCGATATCGGTTCTGTAAGGATAATAGACTTCGTAATCTATCGGATTGCGTGTCTGCTCTGCCTGAGCTATCTCTCGGCTTGATACCGGTGTGACAAGCGCTTCCGATGTATCGAAGTCCTGCCACCCTCCTGGAATCCATCCACCTAAGCCGTCAGATCCACCCTGTACCTCTTGCTGAAAGATAATCTCGTGAGGGAATTCGTCGTAAGGATCAAACATCATATCCATCATGTCACCACCTTAACGCTCTATAAGGAGCAAGGTTTTTAGTAACTGGATCTGGATAATCAGTATTGAAAGTGTATGTGACGTTTCCCATCTGCCGGCTTTTCAGTCCGGTATCACGTAAATCATGCTTTATCGCATCAGCAACATACTGTTTAACGCCTGCCGGAAGGATGTATTTACCATTCACTATAAACGACTGATTGCAGTAATCTTCTGCCGCTTCAATCAGGACAGAGATTTTAGCTTCGATAAATTCATCATGTTTAGTGTTTGTTGCAGGAATACTAGCCAGTAGCTTTACTGTATTTAAATCCATTAGTCCACCTACTCTGCAGCGTACTGTTCTGGTTCGGATTTAATAGCTGCTATTAGATCGTCCTTTGTAGCATCTTTATTGTATTCAACGTTATTATCATTGAGATACTTGGTAAGCTCGTCTTTCTTGAGCTTCTTAAGCTGTGAATTAGTTTGTTCTGCCAAATCAACAGTTTCAGGCTCTTTATATTCCTCAACAACTTGAAAACCCGCAGGAATCATTGCTTTCTGGACAACCATTGTTTCTTTCCCATTGGATACACGAACCCTATTCATTAGAATCACCTCTTAATACTTCTAGTAGTTCGTCCCGTTTCATTTCGCTGTATCCTTCAATACCTTGCTTCTTGGCTTCTTCCTTCAACTCAGGAACTTTCATTCCATCATAATCAGGAGCAACCTCATTCGATTGCTCCTCTTTCTTGTGATATCGTCTCAGTAACATAAGCTACCTCCCCTTAGGCTCCAGCAGCTGCTGTCAGTGTGATTTTGATAGCTTTGGATTCATCATATAGGTGTACACCATAATGCTGGTCAGCAGTGATTACAGTCGTTTTACGGATGATGTCACGATCTGTTTCCAAGTCGAAGTCGCGTTTCATGAACAAGGACAGCGCACCTGGCTTCACTAGGTAAGCTGTGCCTTCTGCAAGTTTACGAGAACGAACAACTTGAGCGCCCAATACTTCACCGAAAGCACCAGTTACAAGCAACCGATCACCAAGCTCAGAAGCTCGAGTCCATTGACCAGCAGCATCCGCGCGAAGGTTCGCAACGTCTTTTGGGTTAGCAATAAGAACCATTGCACCCGGATCTTCATCATTGAAAATACCTTGTGCAGCATCCACTGCTTCAACAGTTAGTTCAGATGCACCTGTGTACTCTAGGGTTGTTGTTGCAAGCGCAGAAAGCGCATCGTTATCAACTTTATTGGCGATGGAATCACGAATCTGTTTTTGCGCTTCACCTTGTGGGTCACCATAACCTGAAAGCAATGCTTCATCAGTGATCTCAACCCCTTTAGCAGCTTTTTTGATGGTGAAGCTGTCAGAATCAGTAGTCAATAGATCAAGGTCAATAGCAGCGCCCTCAGCAACGTCTTTCGCATCGCCAATGTAATTCCATCTCGGAACAGTAACAGTGTCACCTGGCTGTCCTACGAGCTTTCTGTCCACGTTTGCAAGTGGTGCAAAGCGAATTGCGTTAGGTAGTTGTGCTGAGATCATGTCTGCCATAACCTGTGGAATAATCATATTTGCTTTAGTTGTTTGTGCCATTCAAAAACACTCCTTAATTGTTTAATTTCTTATATAAATCAGGGTTATCGTTGTAAAGCTGTGCTCTTTCTGTGTAATTCATGTTGTTGAATTGGTCTCTAGTAATCAATCCTGGTTCACCTTTACCACCAGGGTTAGGGGTACGACCTTTCGGGCCTTGTGGTGCTTGCTCTACTTCAAACAAGTAAGCATCACTTTCCTGCAAGCCTTTCAGCTGTTTTTCCAAGCCTAATAGCTTGTCGCCATCCAGTTTGATAGCTTCAGTGTCTAGCAATGCTTTAATTGCCTTCGGATTACGAGCTTTTGCATTCCTTAATGCATCAGACAGCGCATAATCGAATGATTGAGCATCCAATTTAGCTTGATACTCATCAGCTGTATCTTTGTTCTTCTGCTGTAGATCTTTAATCTGCTGCTGTAAATCATCATTACCTTGCGCTTTCTTACCTAAATCTTTCAGCTGGCCATCACGTTCTTTTAGCTGATCTTTCAGCTCCTTGTTGTCATTGTTCACTTGGTCAAATTTCTCTTTCGGGAACCATTGACCATCATTCACGACAGCAAGCTTATGACTACCTGCTTTTTCTGATACCTGCTGATACAATTCCTCGCCTAACAATTCTTTTAAATCCATCTATATGACCCCTTTGTTAATGTTTTTTAGCGTGTCACACCTCACGCTGAAAGGTTACGCTTAGTTTCACCCCAAGCCATTAAAATGGGCATAAAAAAATAAGCCTGTATCGCTGTACTTAAGCGACTATTTAACGCATAGCTGCGTGGTTAATCAATGCTATAAATCTATATAAAGTGGAGCTCACTAAGCTATTAAACGCTCAAAGAAGCTAACCACGTATTGTAACTCTGATAAGGTATAACAGCAGTTTTTTCATCTGCTGTTCTTGCTCTTCGTAATTCTGGCATTCTTCCATCAACTGAAAATAGAAGTGAACATCTGCAGTTGCAATCCATATCAGGCCGCCCCCAAAGGTGGGGGCCCTCCGCCTTCATGCCCTTGAAATGAAAGTAACCTTCTCTGTCAGCTCTTTGAGAATCCAGCTCTCTGTGTGAATTCCTGGTATGCATATCAAGTGTTGAGCTCCATACCTTAACCATTTCAACAAACTTTCCAGCTACTTCTGCAGCATCCAATCGGCTTATAGTCTGAACCCGACCTGCTTCAGTTCTGGCTACCCTTCTTGCTTTATTTCTGCTGAAATTAACTCTTTTCTCAATCCGCGTCGCCATCCTAGAATAATCTTCACCAGCCATTAATCCTTGTGTTATCTCTATTTGGATATTGCGCACTATCTCACTTCTATGAGCTTCCATAAGCGCCGGCAAAGTCAATCTTGCAATTGGGTTGATAATTGCTTGTTGGATCACCTGATAGGCCGGTATAGTGAATCCCATTGCAATCTGAGACTCATATTCATATAAAAAAGCACTTCTTAGATAGTTTTCTATATAGGTTGTCTCCATCAATGCCTGAATCAGTTTTGTTACCTGCTCATAATGCTGATCCATTTGTTCAACTATCATTTGCATTTCTTGTCTGAACCTATTGAACTTATTCAGCTCTGTATACGAGAGCTCCCCGCGCGTAGCATACTTCTGATACATACCGGATATTTGACTAAGAATATCCTTTAATCGTTCTGAGAAAGCTTGATCGAGCGCATCTTCAGCGTCCTCTATCATTTGGTCCAGGAGAACATCTATTTCCTGTTGTGAGCGTGTCATATAGTAATCACACCGTCACTACGGCAGGTCGGGCATGTGATTGCATTTCCGGTTGAAGGACTTGGAATCTTCCCTTTGCCATTACACTCCGGACACGTTTCTGTTGTTTCTTCTGGTGTAGATGATGAACTGGATGCTCGATTTGTCGTGCCAGCAGCTGTCGTTACAGTATTAGGCCGCATGCTACGCGCATACTCGTCTTGCTCTTTCTGAATACGTTCCAACTCGTCTTGTTTGCTCCATGGATGGTTCTCCACGATTGTTTGATCACTAATAATACCTTTACTGTTAGCAGCCATATCCACTCGCTCAGCCTCATTGGCGATGATGGATCTGTTGAATGTCATATCAATGCTTTTCACATCGTACTCACCTTGGCCAACCATAGCTAGGTACTCAATATAGAACCAGAAGAACTCACTTAATGCAGCTCTGAATTTTCTCTCCATCTGGTTTGCCTTTAAATCTAGTAAGTTGTATAAGAACTTGAGAGCCACTCCAGTTGGGTTATTACCAAACTTGTCCGTTTTCGTATTAACTCCTTGACCAAATGTGTAGATGTTTTCTTCCAGTCGATCAAGATACTGACTTGCACTGCTAATTGGAACCTCCACCGACTTGGTATCCACTCCACCATTTTCATCCGTTTTGATGGCCCGGTAATAGAGTAGATTCTGAATAAACTCATCTAGATTCTGACCATCGTAACCTTTCAGTATCCAGATAAGCTCCTGCGTTTCCTCGAATGTATCAGCAAGACCAGAAACGATTTTGTCGTATTCATCGATATGATCCTTGTAGAATTTGAGGTCATTCACTGCTTCGCTGTTGTTGTAGAAAGGAATAACCGGCACTCTTCCCCAGCCGTATCCTTTATCGTTATAAGTAAAATGTGATGCAGGGTTCTCGGGCTCGGTTACATCCGGTACGAATTCACCGTTAAAGCTCTCGTAGTAGTAAACTTGTGTTTTGGTGTACCATTCAGCCTTAATCTTTACTACTTCGCCCTTATCATCCAATATCGGATAATACCGGAGCGCTGCTTCCACATCGCGCTGTCGCTTCTCATCATAGATAAGGATTACTTCCTCAGCCGGAAATATAACGTAATCAAACTCTCCATCCTCATTGATGAATGGATGAAGGTGCTCGACACCCTTATTGCTGGCGCTCTTAACAAGCTCATTCATCGTGTCATCAAAACGCTCATCAGCTAGATCATCAATATTCGCACCCAGCTGCTTATCATCAGAACTGAATGTCATCGCCTTACCTACCAGGTATTGCGTCTTCTGATCCACCAGCAGCTTGTGCCAGGCATGAGATATTTTGTTATTGGCTTTAAGTCCCTCGATATCAGCAATCTTTACGCCTTTTTTGATCAGGAACTTTTCTTTCTTCTTGATAAACGAGTTGTCATTGAGGTAATAAGCTACACCTTCAACCATTGGCAGTGTATCGTGCTTATCAATCAGCATCTGGATGAAGTCAGCTCTAGTGACCTCATTAGCCTTTGCTCCCGTTTCAATGATCTTGGTCATTTCTTCTGTCAATGTCGGTGTCATTGGATACATGTCATCACCTGCCTTACTTGAGTATGCTTACTTTGTCTTTAGGTCTGTAAAACGCCAAAACGACCGCATCCGCCCTATCGGGAGACTGCAGCCCACGCTTTTTCATATCTTCTTTACGTTCCAAAGCTATCTTACCTTTAGACGTCATTCGGTACTTCCTAGTGGTTAGCTGGGAAATAAGCTTGTCGTCATCAGGTAAGTCCACTACAGAAGGTTTACCTTGCAAGTGCGCTGATAGATTGTCATTCAGCATGTCTCGCAATACCCCCCACTGTTCTGTACCAACGTTTTCATAGTGTTCTTTATCATCAGCAATACCGTTATTGACTACCGGATATACTTTGAAAGGTAGCTTTTGCTCTCGTATCTTTTCTTTCAACTGGTCAGTAACACCACCACCAACACCGCTGTCATCCACTTTGATATATATCTTCTTCAAATGGGGATTATCTTTCATCATAGCCTTGCCTTGCGCTATAACGTGACCAGTGGTAGCCGTAGTGTCCAGCTTCCTATATGCCTTTATTACCAGTGCCTTATCACCGATTCGAGGAACAATAATTGTTTCATCATCTCCGAATCGCGCCACATCGACACCAAGATCACCTATCGTTATGGATTTATCAACCGGTATCGTTGTATCCTTCGCCAGTTCTGCTATTTCCAACGGAATAAAGGTGTCAGCCTCAGCCCTCGGGAACTCACCGTATACCCGCACCCTTGCCACATCACTATCATGCCCGTACTTTTCAAGCAGCATATCAATGTTCTTCTTACTGGTACGGCTACTGTCCATACTAGATACTTTATGCGATCTGTAATGATGCCTATCCTTGTTGTGAGAATCATAGAAAGTACCACTGGTTCTTGTTGGGTTACCACACATGAGCAGCTTATTATGCTGGCCGGATAACGTACCAAGTATTGCTTCCATGATGTCATCAGCAACCCCAGATGCTTCATCAATGATAAAGAGCATGTAGTCTTCGTGGAAACCTTGCATATTCTCCGGTTTAGTCGCTGTCCTAGCAGTAGCAAACCAACGTTCTTCGTATTTACGCATGTATATCTTCGTCTTCGTCCATTTCAGAAGCTTTTTCAGCAATGGTGACTTAGACTGCCATTTACTTATCTCTGCCCACAGGACATCGTGTAGCTGCTGTCTCGTTGGTGCTGTGGCAATCACTTTCGGATAAGGAAAGCATGTCAGGAACCACAATGTAACAACTGCTTCTAAGCCAGTCTTACCAACACCTTGCCCAGAACGTACAGAAACATGCGTGTGATCAACCAAATCAGCTAATACTTGTAGCTGCCAGGTGTCTGGTTCAAATTTGAATACTTCCCTAGCGAATGTCCATGGCTCTTTTCGGTATAAAGGTATCTTTTTCTTAAACAGTTCCAACTTATTCATCGACTTCACCCATTGCTGCTACCCAATCATCAACTAGATAAGCTTCACCTTCGCCACCCATACGCTCAATTTCCAGCTTAGTCTTATCAATACCGAGCGTCATTTGCTCTAGTTTAAGCTTGCGAGCGTCATCTTCATGCGCCATATCGTTGAATTGCTTTATAGATGTCCTGAGCTCTGATATAGCTCTTGATTGTGCTGTGAGAAATGTCGCTTGTCTATCCCACGCAAACTGTATTTCATACTTATCAGCACCAGAATCACCGAAAGCAAACTGACTTTGTTCTTTCGCTAGGTCGTCCTTATCTTCAACCCACATAATCTTTTGAGAACGAATAATAGCAGCATATTGAATTTGTATTTGATCCCAAAGCAAATCAACCGGATCGCTGTCCTCAATCATGCCCATAATCTCCAACGTTTCCTTTGGCATGTAGCGTGAGAACAATCCATGCTTGGTAGCTGCGCTGTTCCGTTCTGTGAATTGATTCTTCGGATTAGGGTTTCCACTGCGTTTCTTTTGTTCCTTTGGCTTCTCTTGTTTAGTAACGCTCCTTTTCTCACTGGTAACGTTACTATTGCCTTCCCAATTGTCCTGGCTCTTCCATTTGCGTATCTGTGAAGGAGAACAATCCAATTCAGCAGCTATATCCTTTAACGGCTTTTTGCCATTAGTGATCTTCCATATCTCGAATGCTTCATCTCGTCTTGGATCTCTTTGTCTCGCCATGTCATATCACCACCAGCACCTCCTGTTTTATCACATGAAAAAAGCACCCTAAAAGGTGCTAATTTTTTGGAGTTGCCTCGCCTCGATTAAAAGAATAGATTTTATCGCAGTCCTTACAATGACAATCTGTTTGACGGTGTTTATGCCCGACAATGTTATCACGCTCATAAACAACGATTCCTTTTCCGCAAGGGCACTCATATTCTTCTTTAAGGCTATCTCCATAGTTATTTATAGCTGCTTTAACTGTACCGCTCTCTCGATTCGATAAATTTAAACGCATATAACCATCTCCTTCTGTCAAGTTTTTCGACAAAAGGAGTCATTATCCTGCAAACAACTCTAATAAGGGGCTTTAGTTCACAATTTCTAATGTCCCTGCCGCCTGTCCTGGATACCATTTCTGGACATATCGTTCTACTTGATCATGAACCGAACAATCTTCTCCACACTTTAAGTAGCCCACAGTACTAAATTCCAGTAGAACTGATATAGAAGATGTCTTCAGCTTAAGAATTATTGCTATATCTCGATGTCCCAGAAACGGATAGTTATGCAGAATATATTTTATTTTTCCGTAATCCCTCTTCTTAACCGGCGTGATTTCCCGTGCATCTCTATTTTCAAGCTCTTTAGGTTGTTTAGTAGCCATTAGGTAATCTACTGTCTCTCCAATTATATCGTTGTCTACTAGATATTTCTTTAGAAGTATCCGCGAGTGCCTTTGTACCTTTGTAATCCAAGTTCTCGACACCCTATGCTTCTTTGCTAGCTCCGTAGGACTTAAACCATTAAGAAAGAAATCGATAGATATTTTCCTTTCTATATCGGCAAAACTAGTTAATGCATTCTCAAACAAGCCTTCGATATCTATTTCATTTTGCATTTCTTCAGATGCTATCATAGTCTCCAAAGATGACCCTTCATCGCCTTTCACATTCCCAATAGATGATTGTAGACTCTTTATTTTTAAGGATGGCCGGTTCATGTTAGAGAATATTTCATCTTTCATATATCCATATACGATTGAACCAAAAGGAACGTCTGGATTTTGTTCAAAATAATTTAACGCTTTTACAAAACCGATATTCGCCCAGCCTACAACTTCATCAATTTCTCTATTTAGGAAGCGATATCGGTACGCCATATAATAGATTCTTTTTTTATAGGTTTGATACAGATCATTTTTTTCTTGTTCGGTCATAATCTTAGGCCTGCCTATATTTTTTGTAAGCTTCTCTAGCTTTTTCTTTTTGCTCTTCATTAAGGTATTGCCCAGGTTTTAATGGCAGTATAGTAGCTGCCTCCTCGCAGGACCAACCGCGTTCAACCCGGCTTTTATAAGTCTCAACATTAATACCATTTTCTACTGCCTTATCAATCCAACTAGCATCAGAACGAATTCTCCGATTCTTCGCATTTAATGGTTCAGTAGCTGCCCTTTCAAATGACCAGCCGTACCAGAGCCTTTGAATAAGATTACGCTTTTGAATTCCATTTACTTTTGCTATCTGAGCGTAGTGTTCAAATTCTGGATGATTAATGATTGTTTTTATAGGGAGCACATCTATAGCTTCATGAACTGCCCATCCGAGTTTATATACTCTGGACTTAATCGTTCCTTCACTAATCCCGTTCTCAACTCCGATTTGTATAAGTTCTGGAGTAAGATGAAATAGATTATCAGGATCCTTGTTAATTTCGTTAAATCGATCACGGTCAATTTCTGACTGTATGGTGTTGGCTAACTGCAAGGCTTCCTCAGCCGTCATAGTTGGGGTGACAGCTGCTTCTTCTGGTGACCAACCGCTATTAACTCTAGTTATATAAGTGGTGTAGTTAATTCCATTTTTGAGCGCCTTGTCTATCCACTCTTTATCCACTCTTTTTCTTTCCCCTCTAACTTGCACTGGGTTAGTCGCAGCTTTCTCATGAGACCACCCAAGTTTCAATCTACGGTTATAAAGCTCTTTAGGAATCCCATTCTTTTGTGCTAGTAAGATATATTTATAATCTTTTCTTTTGGTGTTATGTACGTCAGGCAACACCTCAGAAGCTTGCTTTGGAGACCACCCATTTGTAATTCTTCTAACATATGTTTTCCGGGATATCCCATTCTTTTCAGCTTTCAGAATGTACTTATAATCTGGTCTGCTACTAAGTGTCCTAACGGGAGATTTAGCAGCCTTATCTATATCCCATCCATCCCTTATCCTCTTCTGGAATGTGGATTTATTAATCCCATTAGACTGAGCTACTTTTATCCAATCAAGCATATTTTTCACCACTCTTTATTTGTATTCTTTATGCAACGCCTCGTAGGAAACATCGATGAGCGTGACGGATGGTCGATGGTAGAACAAGACCCCCTAGAAAGATTTAGGAGGATTTTTTTTGAGACGCTGCATAAAAAACACAAAAAAGACACTCACAAGAGTGTCAGAAACGTTCTATTTCCTTTTAAGTTCATCTAGCATTACTTGTATTTCATTTAATTCTCTATAGTAATCTTCATTACTCTTACCATGCTCACTATAATTTTCTCTCAATATCCCTTGTAGCAACACTTTTACTGCAGCTACTTCCAAGTCATGGTGCCATCTTTCCATATCCGACTTACCATCAATAACAATTTTAATCACACTGCCGTCTCGATCATCAAAGTCCTCAATATCCAAAGTTACTTCATCCATAAAAGCACCCCCTCACGTTGCGAAATTATTGCCGGCGTGGCAACTTTACTATTTCGACAAAGTTTGGAGGTTCTCCTACGAATTTGCCCTTTCACTTATAAGTGGCAATCGTACGACAAATTATTGACGTCTTATAAGCTTAATACTTTCTTTTATTAAAGTCTGTATCTCTCAAATCGGTTAGGTATTTAAGAGTGTATTTCTTACTTTCACTTTTATCTACATAATCATTAAGTCTCTGTTGTACATTAGTAATACTTATATCCAATGCAAAATGTTTAAACTCTTGGATAAATCTCTGCAGGTTCTCTACGATGACCATTTCCGTTCTTTTAATCTGCAAATTAATTTCATTACGAGCTACATAATCGTACTCTTTTCCAAAGCCACCTGTAAGGATACGAATATCACTTTTATAGTTTTTCTTTTTTAGTCTATCGATAATTCTTCTTGTTGAATTTGAATTTAATGGTTCAGAAACAATGACAACGTTCGCAACCGTTAATTTGACTAACGGGTTCTCTTTGCTTAGAATTTCTTCACCAAATGTACTCAGTGTTTTTCCCACTCCGCATTTTAACTGAACATTATCTTCTAGACCCGTTATAACAAATATGTCATTAACCAGATTATGATTAACAGAAAGTGATGTATTTTTCAATTTAGTTCTTATTATACTGAGAACAAATTCTACGAAGTTCTTCTCTTGTATATCTGCAATTGTTTCACTATTTACATATCCACTTTGCTTCAGTTTTTCTAATGTACGTTTTTTATGGTTCCTTTCTAGCCAAACCTTTATTTCTTTAGTAGCTACAAATTCTTTACCTTTGTTATTATAATTATATTCGTCTAATCTCTTTAAGATAGATCTTTCATCTTCTAGCGACAATTCTAATTCATCAAAGTTCTTTGCTTTTCCTTCTATGTATCTAGTTATTTCATGTTTTATTTTTTCTTTAATAGCGTTGTATTCGGTTTCAATATTTATAGGAATTAATACATCATAATCATTAAGTCTACTATTCCACTTTTCGAGTCTTTTCCTAAGTTCCGGATATTGTTTAGACAACTGAATTTCATTTTCACTTTGTAAATATTCTTTTCTAGCTTGTTTAACGCTCTTACCTTTTCCGAATGGTTGAAGTTCATAATTAGTTATACATGAACTACCCACCCGTAAGCGTGTATTATTAACTCGGTTCTTTATATAAAAGACCTCATGTATACTATGATAACCGCAAAGTTCACAGGATATCTTTTCATTATTTTTTAGTATGTTCATTGCGAATTTATTAGTATCATAATCAGCAACCCACTCACTCCGGCAACGTAAGATTATATCCGAAAGCATACCGTTAGTTATATTTATCTGATCCTCTGTAAACTCATCTAACTTGTCATGAATTACTTTGGCATTCTCATCTAAATTATCTCTACAAAGATCGTACAAAAATTCTGGTTTTTTTCCAAATTCGCTTAGTGCTATTATCGTACGATTTTTCTTACTAACAATTCTATCCCTAGACTCTTTAGATAACGTTACATTTTGTTTATCAATAGTACTAATATGGATGACCCCCAGTTCCTTAAACTAATTCTATTCTACTCTAAAAATAGAATCATTTTCCACATATAACCACCCTTTCATATTGCTTTAATAATTATTTCCTTATTAATCTTTATTTTATTTTCCGCTCTTTCCACCATTTTTTGAACAGTACTTTTACTCAGCCCTAAAAGACTTGCAATATCTGAAAACGACAGCATTTCTCCTCGTTTCATGAGATACACTTCTCTTTCTTTATTAGTTAGAGAAGATAACGCGTGACTTATTCTTTCTTTATCCCAGCTAGTAATTATATTCTCGTTAGCCTTTTCATCATCATCAGTAAGACTTCTAGTGTATTTTTGCATCAAAATAGGATCAAAAGGTTTCTCTCTTTGATATGCTGCTAGCCTTTCTACACCTCTTCTATTACCCGGCATTCTGCATTTTTGCATCCATTCTAGAGCATATTCAAGATCACTTTGCATTCCTGAATAAATATTTCTTTCTTCTAATGAACATTGTTCCTTTTGATGCTTGAGTTGTTTCAAAGCAAATTTATACTCATCAATTAAATCCTTCATGTTGAACCCTCCCCTTGGAATATAAAAGAGGACACCAAACGGCAGCAGAATTGCTGTCATTTAGTGTCCTCCAGATGGCTGGTAGAACCATTATCACTATTTTCTTTTCCAAATGTAATTTGGAATTAACATTCTCTTAATTTTTTCTTCAACTAAGTAGTTAAGAGTATTCACATTACGAACTAGAGTTTCATAAGACTTCTCGTACTTCGCAAAATTAGAAGATTCTCTAAAATCTTCATAAACTTTATTCTCTATACTATTAAGATAAAACTCATATTTATCTATTGAATACCCTTCGATTTCAGGTATATCCAAATCCATTAGATCTTCTACATACCCTCTTAGATCCTGTTTATATAACCTTTTTTCATCATATAAGTAATCCTCTATTTCTTGGTTATAATACTCATTAATTCTTCCAATTTCACAATAAATATCCCATTCACCTATATACAATTGAGTAGAGAAATTTTTATTGGAAACTAGAGTATAAAATTCTTTTTTTGGCTTGCCTTTTAAATCTAGGTCAAGAATAATATTTTCCTTTTCTCTAATTTTATCTGTACTGTTGATAAAATTAATTATGCTTTTTTCTGCGTGCTTATACGCATTTGCCTTAAAATCATTTAATTGATGTGCTGACTCAATAATTAAATTAAATAATTTCCTTTCTTTGTTATTAAAAGCCAAATATAAATAGGTATCTCTCAATGACTCCATAAAAGATACATTTATTTCATTTGTGTTCGTTAAGGGAATACTTTTAATACCTTTTAGATTTTCTAATAAGGGATCATATGTGTCTTTTAGAAGATATGATCTCTTACTAAAGTTTAATGCACTTAAAGCCACAAAAAGTGAAATTATTGCAAGTATGATACCAAAAATACCAACAATATCTGCAATATCAATTTTACTAGCTAAATCTTTTAAATTAATATAACCCAATTAAAACTCTTCCCCCTCATCAAACCTAATACGCTTCACTTTCCCTTGATGAGTGACAATCTTTGTTTCTCCATGAGCAGGAAGCATAGCTACTTTTGCTGTACCTTCGGAATAAACGATACATAGATTCTGAGTCGATTTATCCATAGGTAACTCTAATTCTATTTTACCATTATCTAGACTAATTGACACCTTTTCCAAGCGCATAATATCACTCTCCTTGATGAATGTTAGCTGCAATATTCTGCCCTTGCTGTTACGGCCTCCTGGACCAGTAGGTCACCAGACTTTTTCCCAAAGTTGGGAGAAACCTCAAAATTGAGGTATCCTAATTTTGAAAGCTCAAAGTTGAGTTCTCAGAAATACTTTTCACCAGAACTGGGGAAAACCCAATCTTGGGTACTTCGAACAGAACGCAGATTTGCGTTTTGATGGACCGCACAACGTACAATCCCTATCAGCAATCAAATCTGAGTTTTGACAATCAACCAGCTCATGTTTGAGCCCGTTATTAATTTGTAACTACCTCAACTTTGAGTTCGTCGATTAGCAATATCACAAACCAAAGTTGGATTATGATAATTGACCTTAAATTTAAGGCTAGCTCTGAAAACGCAAAATTGCGTTCTCTGACTCCCAGAATTCTCGGTTGAGTGCGCTCAAATCTGAGCAGACCTATCAAAGCTCATTTTTGAGTTCTGACAAAGAAGAAACTCACTCCCCAAATCTGGGGAGTGACTCATTAATCGACAGCGCGATCTTGCGCCGTCTTTACTGCACCATTTCGTGCAGCAATTCTATCCTCGCTCCACAAAATAGTGGAGTGACTTTCAATTAGCTTGCCGCTTAAAATCCAGATACATATCGAATCTTTTTACACCTTCAGTTACGTAATTTGGTCTGTACGCATATCCTATCAACAGTTCATTCGGATCCATTATTGTACCGAATTTCTCATAGTGTTCCTTCAACCTAAGAAATACTAAGTTCTCCTGCATCAGTTAGCCTCCTGATAGATTTTTGATAGATTTGCGAACCTTCCGTACTCTTTTAAGAATGCAAGCTCTACAGTGCCTGTAGGTCCGTTACGCTGCTTAGCTAAGATGATTTCAATGATGTTCTGCTTCTCGCTCTGCTTGTCGTAGTAGTCATCCCTGTATAAGAACGCTATAACGTCCGCATCCTGTTCGATATTTCCAGACTCCCGAAGGTCTGACATCATTGGGCGCTTGTCCTGTCTTTGTTCAACTCCTCTAGATAGCTGAGATAGCAAGATAATAGGCATGTCCAACTCAATTGCCAGCAACTTAAGCTCCCTAGTCATTGCCCCTACCTCAAGATCTCTTCTATCGTGCTTTCCGGTTGGCGTTATCAGCTGTAGGTAATCTATGACTGCCAAGTGGTTGCCGTCGGGATTGTCCTTTACTGCCTTCCGTAGCTCTGCTCGCATCTCGGTTACGGTGTTCACCTTCTCATGGATCTCGATATCCCATTGAGAGATTGCTCCGATTGCATTTAACGCGTTCAAATAATCTTTCTCATTGAACTGCATGCTACGCCACTTCTGGCTATCCACGGATGCCTCAGCAGCTATCAGGCGTTGCAAGAGTGATTTGGTGCCCATTTCCAAGCTGAATAGGTGAGTCGTTCCACCGTTACTGCAATGGCCCGAGCCTATGTTCAATGCAAAAGCCGTCTTCCCGACCGACGGCCGCGCAGCAACAATAATTAAATCTTGCTTCTGCAAACCGCCAGTCATACGGTCCAGATCATCAAATGATGTCTTAAACCCAGATGTCATATCCGGATTTGCTTCCATCATGTCGGATGCAATCTCAGTAAGATAATCGTTCTTTGTCTTCTCAGCCTTCTTCATACCCAGCTGATCTAACTGCTGCAAGTCCTTTATTAAGTCACCAAGACCTTCTCTATTCGGTTCGTTGTAGAAGCTCAAACTATGTTTCTGTGATTCTCTTATGACGTATGAATCTAGCATTAATCGTTCATAATGTTTAATGCTTGCAGTGGAAGGTACAGAGTTAGCTAGATCACTTAGATAAGAGACACCGCCTACCTCTTCGATACTATCTGTTAGTACAGTAGCGACAGTAACAAAATCAACAGTTTGTCCGCTCTTATCAACTTGCTCCATGGCCTTAAAGATCCGGATGTGTTCAGGTAGATAAAATTGCTGTTCTTTAACCTGAAGCTCTTTGAACAGATAGCCTTCTTGAAGCACTGATCCCAGAACAGCTGTCTCGGCTTCGCGGTTAAACTTCTGCATTTTTGCTCTTGTCCTTGAATAAGTTCTCCATTTCCTTAGCAAAGCGTTTCTTTACAGCTGGATCAACTTTTGCTGATTCCTCTTTCCACTTACGCATCTTCTCCAGACTGTCGTTATGTTCTGGTGCATAGCCAGCAATCTCAGCGATGGTGGGTGGAAACTTGTTTATAGCCGCGAATGATGATAGGTTCGCCATTACTCGGTCGTAGTCCATCTTCTCCAGCTGAGGAATTAATAATTTAACCTTCGTTTCTGTCACTTGAAAAGTATTCGGATACAAATCACCAATTGCTCTCAGTACGTCTCCTGCTTGGTCTTTGTTCATCTGTTCTCCTCCAGATATTGATTTATTATGTCGTTATTTATGTCTTGTTGCTTACGCTTTCGAGCAGAGTGGTCAACTGAACGCGATTTTGCGTTGAGTGAATCTAACGGACGCACTTTCGCGTCGGTTGCTGCTTCCTGCTCTACTTGCTTGCGGGCATGGTACCGTTCGATAATGAACCCTTCGCAGTACCTTAGCGAATTAATCTTAGCGTCAGGCCAAGCCTTCGATTCTTCGAAAATAGCAAACTTCTCTTCCAGAAGTTTCACAGCCATTTCAGCTGGCACATCTGCCCTTGCTATCCGATCAGCCGCTGATAAATCATGCGGTGATGCGTGCATCGATCCCCTCAACTCCAGATAACGATTAATCACAGCCTGTTGTGTCGACACTATTTCTTTCACGGAAGGTAGCATCCCGGTGTCGACTGATTGATCATTTTCGCGTGCTTCAGCAGTAGCAGTAATATAATTCTTTTTATCTTTATTAGAGTGGTCAGTTTTGGCACCCCCCCTAGCAGAAATGGCACGATTTTCATCATCAAGTGTGCCAGTTTTGCTACCCGTAGCAGTTTTGGCACCCCTCTCATTTCTAGGGAATTTTTTCGACTTCATCACTTTTATGATCTGTCCTCTAGGTGTTCTTTTCAGCGTTATATAATTCTCTGATTCTAGCTTTTCAAAGTTTCTCTTGATGGTAGATTTGCTACCACCTAAGTCATTCATTACTTCCTTGTAGCTGACAGGCTTTCCACCGAGGACTACGCCAACTCTCTCGCCGTCCTCAATGGTTTCCTGGGTTGTTTTACTAAGGCACCATAGAAACTCCCATGTAGCCTTTCCTATCCGTTCTCTGTGCTCTTCTGTAAGCATTCCTGCATGTACAGGGAAATAGTGTTTGTCAGCCATAAACTCTCCCCCTACTGGACTGAACATGCTGCTCTGTGTATAATTTAGATAAGGTGTTTTACAAATGCGTTTAAACGGTTGCCGCCGTTTAGCGCTTTTTTTATATCGTCGTTAATGCGTAGTGCAAGAACAAGTAAGTGCCGACTGCTAACAATATGATTTTCTTTTTGTGCCATTCTTCGCTCATACTCCTTCAACCATCCTTACTCGTTTCATAGCCTCTCTGAAACTGATCATTCCAGCTGCATAGTGCAATTTAATACGGAAAACTTCACGTTTATCACCGCGTGTCCATGCAAGCATTGAAACGGCTGCTTTTCCAGCATCATCATTATCAGCGTGCTTGTTCCACAGTGCCTTTGCACGATCCCAATCTCCTTTATCACGGCTTACTTGATAAGTAGCTTGTACCTGCTCAAATTGCTTTTCCTTAACTGCTAACATAATAGATTCCTCCTAATAGTTTGTTAGATACTAAGTACTTCAGATGCCTTCCACTTTCTTTTAACGGCCTTGTCCAACTCCTTGCCGTTTAACTTGTAGAAATCAGCTATCCTGGCACAGAGGTTACTCATGACCCACTCAAGTTCTTTACTCTCACGATAAGCTGTCTCTGCAGCGTTTATCTCAACGTCTGAGGCATGTTCCGGATTACGTATAAACAGTTTTAAATCCAATACTTCTGTAACATCCTTAATTTCTTCTAAAGCCTGAATCATGATAGCCAAAGGTGTTTGTCTGTCTACAGCTAAACCATCAATCGTTGGGGCTGTACGGCCATCTGTGAAGAGATGTGCTACATCTTGCGTGTATTCGCCATCATCGTAAACTTGAAGGCTAAAGTGAGCTGTATCTGTAGTGACATTGCGCTTATCATTCTTCATCTTGCTAACAGTAGTTGGATCCAAGTGAAGTTCCTTCGCCATTTGTTCGCCATTAATACCTTGTCTAATTGACAAGTTCGTCAATGCTTTTCCTAACTGCATTTTTCCCACTCCTTAAATTGTCAAAGTTCAGTTATTTTTATTGCTCCGAATTACTGTTATGTTTGTTCTAAGGTGTGAGATAGCTTGTCCCTGCAGCTAAGGGCTAGTTAGCCTTAGCCTTAACGGTGTAACCGTCTTTCTTTTGGAAGTACGGTTCAAATGCTTTCTGGAAAGCTTCTTGCTTATCCATGGTACCGAAGGTTTCCTTAACGACTCTGAGGTTAGCTTTCAATGGTCTAGCTTTAGGTTTGCTCATATTAGAACCCTCCCTTAGTAGACCTTATGCCAACGGCTCAGTAGGACTAACCTGTTTATTTACTGAGCTCATCTCAGATTCACCTTCGTTAAAGAAGATACAAGCAAGTCTTCCTTCATACAGGTCGTACTCTTCTTGTATTGACTCGTTAATTTCAATGAAGCTGTATAGTTTATCCAACTGTCTTTGCTGATCCTTGCGTATGACTTGAAGCTCTTCGACCAATTGTTCTGATTTACTAAGCGTTTTATAAGCAAGTTGCAAAGCATTTTCGTAATGCTCAACCTGCTCTTTATGAATCACCAGGATGTACTTAATTGCATCAAACTTTTCATCTGGAGTCATGAACGGCCATCCCTTTACGTACCGTTCTAACTTCTTCTGTTGAATATCGTTCATTTCATCACTCCCTTTAGACGATATTCTTGCTTAATTTTTACGTTTAAGATGGGTCACATATTTCAGTGTATATATCAGAGTAATCTCTCTCACCAGATCATTCTGAAGACACCTGAATTTGTGATCTTCTTTTTTGTATCAATGCTAAGGTAGGAATTAGACATCGTTTAAGCGAATACCAACAAAAGCTTTTCTTTCGGACAAAAATGTCCAAAAGTCATTTGACTAAGTACAAATGCCGCTTCTTAGGAACTGCTTTCTCTACCCTCTTTGGAACACTAGATCCACTTAGGTAAGTTTTTATGATAGACTGCCCAGTTTGCTGCCGATACAGCGCACTGGCGCTCATCATGAAAGCTAGGCCAAGCTTAGAAATGAAAGGATTCTCATAACAGCGAGTCATTAACAACTCTATGAAACTCTCCTTAGTAAAGAAGGGGCCTAATTCTTTTTTGAATTTTAAAGAAGACGAATAATCCCAGGTACCGTCTTCCACATAATTCTTGATGGGAGGAAAAAGCTTAAAGAACTCCTCTGTGCTTCTTCCTGCCATGTGAGACTCAAGGGCTGCGAAGTATTGTTGAAGCTCTGCAGCGTTGTTCTCAGGCGTTATCTTTTTGTGTCTAAGTAACCTTCCGACTCGAATCATGCTATTGTATGGATTCATGTGATACCTCCTTTAGGCTGAAGTGTTAGAGAACCTATCGAGTATGTCTTTAGGAATCTTTTCTTTATAAGCTGCTACCTGTAAATCGTCATAATCTAAAGCTAAAACACTAGCAAGTGCTTTATTCAAATTAGGACTTGCTGGTGGTATTCGTCCGTTTTGCAATTTACTTAAATAAGATTTTTGAGTTTTGAATCCTCTTTTTTTAAGTAATACTGATATTTCGTTCAATGACAATCCGGACTCGAAAATGGCTCTCTTAAGCTTATCTGCATACATAACCACACCTCCGTTTCTTATAATTACAACGTTTCAAATAAACACAACGTTGATGTTGTTTATATATTACAACGTTGTGTTAATGAAGTCAACTAGATAATGTAAATTTACTTTGATAGACTAGAGGTGTTGTGTTTTATAATACAACTAGGAGGTTTGAAATTGAGTTATAGTGAACTTTTAAAAAAGAATATAGTCAAAAGCGGGCTAAGTTTGAGCCAGATTTCAGAGAGGTTAAAAGAACGGGGTTTTTCAACAGATAAAGGTTATATAAGTAAACTTCAAAATGGAAAAATCCCCCCTGCAAGAGACGATTTAAACAGAGCATTAGCAGATATCCTTCAGATACACGAAGATGAATTAATTACTGCTGCATATATAGATAAGGCTCCTAATAACAAGATAAGAGTGTTAATGGAACTGAGAAATATTGAAAAAAATACATTTGAAATGACTTTCAGACCATTAATAAATGGAATCTTAAATTTGCCACAAGTCTATAACTTAATGAGAGAAAAATATAGTGAGTTGCTTGAAGGTGATGCTCTCAATGCCTTTCTGAAAAAGACTCAGACTCCTGAGGATCTAGTGGATGTATTGAAAGAACAACAGATGTATTATAGAAATAAAATTGTGCATGCTGATTTAGGTAATGAAGAATCTATGGATCAAGCTTTTGAGGATTACATGAATTTCCATGAGACTCTTACAGACATCTCAAAGATAGTAAGTGAGGAGTTATCTAATAGCTATATTGAAAATGAAATAAACAAAAAATACAGCTTAGTTTCTGTTAAAGAAGATTTTTCTGTAGAATATGCCCCAGAGAAAATTAAAGAGCAGAAATTAATTGAAATCCCTAATAAGAATCCTAAAAAGAACTATTACATTACTCATGCCACAAGTAATACCTATGTTGGAAGCAGAATCCACGAGGGGGATGAACTCTTAATTGAAGTAACTAAAGAGCTTAATTCAGGCGATATGGGTTTTGTTGAGATAGACGGTGAATATTGGACAGGTATAGTTTCTAATTTAGATAAGTATAGTGCAACTATTTTCTTTAACTTAAAAAAATTTTATAGGTTAGATGAGGTAAGAATTATTGGTAAGGTACTTAAAGTAACCTTTACTCCTTAA